GGCCTTCGACGGCCTCTCCAACATCACCATCCCGACGGTTACGGGCGTGTCGTATTACATTGCCGGTAAGAAGCAGGTCCCCGGTACGGTCACGATTACGGATGACACCGTGGTCGAGGCTCGCCCCGACGTTGGCCATGTCTTCCCGGCGAATGTGGACGACGACTGGCTGTTTGTCTACGCCTCAGCCTAATTGAACGTGGCAGGAGATCAAAGAATGCTGACTATTACTATTCCAGGAACTGAAGTTTACGATGAAGTTGCTGAAGAATTCAGTACAATCGGAGACCTCAAAATTGATCTAGAGCATTCTTTGATCTCACTGTCAAAATGGGAGTCAAAACACCAGAAACCTTTCTTGGCAAATGGTGAAAAAGCCCCGGAGGAAATTTTGGATTATGTTAACATGATGGTTCTCACTCCGGGAGTCCCATCAAACTTTGTGTTGCGTTTGACTGATGCCAACATCAAAGAGATAAAGACTTATATTGAGTCGAAACAGTCAGCAACAACGTTCGGCCAGATGCCTGAACGTAAAGGTCGAGGTGAAACCATCACCGCAGAACTGATCTATTACTGGATGGTGGCTTTCACCATTCCGTTTGAGTGTCAATACTGGCATCTCAATCGTTTGTTTGCTTTGATCAGGATCTGCAACATCAAGAATTCCAAGCCGAAGAAGATGTCTAAGCATGACATAGCGGCCAGGAACCGAGAACTCAATGCGCAAAGAAGAGAAGCGCTCAAAACTAGTGGCTGAAAGGAGGATTAATGACCAAAATTCAATGGGACCAAACCGGAGAGCATCTTTTTGAATCTGGGCTACGTCACGGTGTTTTGTACAAAGCCACTGGCGAGGGTGTCGCATGGAATGGATTGATCTCCGTCGAAGAATCAACGTCAGCTTCGGTTGAACCAGCTTACTTCGACGCACTCAAGTTCGAAGACATCATCACTATCGATCAATTTGCTGGAAGGCTAAAAGCGTTTACCTATCCAGACGAATTTGTCGAAAATGTCGGTATCCACGAGGTGGATCAAGGGTTGTTTGTCCACGATCAAAACCAGCCAAGGTTTCATTTGTCGTATCAAACCGGTATTGGTAACGAAATCGGGCAAAGAGCATACAAGATCCATCTATTGTATAATCTCACAGCCATTCCAAATCCAATTGAGTATGTAACTCTGTCGGATAGCTCAGATGTTACAGAATTCGAATGGAACATCACAGCTATTCCTGAACGAATCGAAGGATACCAACCTTCTGCGCATTTTGTGATGGACGCCAGAAAGATTGACCCTTGGTTGCTCAAGGACATCGAAGATATTCTTTATGGATCTGACAGCAAAGATGCATATTTGCCTCCAATGCAGGGGTTTGTTAGCTTCATCAAGAAATGGGACCGGATTATTATCGAGGATCATGGTGACGGTACTTGGTCTGCTATCGCTGCTCGTGATGAGCAGATTGTCATGGTTAGCGAGACGGAATTCGAAATCCCAGAAGCCAATGCGGTATATTTGGACGAAAACACCTACGAGATCAGTAGTTCTCCAGCAAACGAGGAAGACATATGGCCACTGTAACCGGATACACCGCTCAGCGCATGAAGCAGATCGAGGACACCACGGTTGTCGACGGCGATATTGTCGGCGATAATTTGGTTCTGGTCACTCGTGCTGGGACTCAAATCGACGCAGGTAGTGTTCGAGGTGCTGTAGGGCCGGTTGGTCCGCCAGGACCCACACTTCCAGCTGGCATGGTCACGATGTTTGCTGGAGCAACAGCTCCGACGGGATATTTGCTATGTGACGGTGCATTGATCAACCGAGCAGACTATCCAGCTCTGTTTCAGGCGATTGGTATTACCTGGGGAGCCGGCGATGGTAGCAATACGTTCCAGCTTCCGGATTTTCGCAGTCGTTTCCCAGTTGGCAAGGGTGCCGCAACGTGGTCTGATTCGCTGAATGAAAAAGGTGGAAGCAAAGATGCCACGCTTCCTCAGCATAGTCATCCTGGCACGAGCCACTCTCATGCAAATAATCACCAGCACCCGCAAATCTATACCGAGCCTACCTGGAGTCAGCCGCATACACACGGTCTATTCAACGATCACCCAGGTGTTATTAACACTTCAGATGGTGGATATCACGCCCACGCAGCTCAAGACGGAAACTTCGTCCAAGGAAGCCCTGGTAATGTTGGTGGTTATCTTCCTTTCAGTGCTCCGGCCAATGCACTACCTGTGTCTTTGGCGGCTGATACTGGTGCTGGTGGTTCGCATGGGCACAGCGTTACCATTCCTGCGCACGGTTTGACCACCGATGTAACCCTGAGCATCGGGCACCAGCAAATCAACATGCCGAACTATGTTGGCACCACAGGCCCTGGTGGTACTGAAGCAACTGGTCAAACTGGTGCTTCTCCCATCGATGCTAATCTTCCGCCTTACATCACCGTCAACTACGTCATCAAGACCTGAGCCAAGGAGGGCCCAATGATTAGTATAAAATCAGAAGGGTCATTCTCCAAGACGATGAAGTTCCTCTCATTTATGGAAAGTGGAGATGCTTTCAATAATCTTGATTCGTATGGAATGCGTGGCGTTGACGCTCTTAGTAATGCTACCCCAATAGAGAGTGGGGAAACTGCGCATTCGTGGGGCTACAAAACATCCGGTAGCAAAGGTAAGTTTAAGATCGAATGGTTCAATAGTCATACAAATGACGGTAAGAACATTGCCATTCTTATTCAGTATGGACACGGTACCGGAACTGGGGGCTACGTCCAAGGACGTGACTATATTAACCCAGCAATGAGACCCATATTTGACAAGATCGTTGAAGACATCTGGAGAGAGGTGACAAGTGCCTAGCGTTGACAACAGAGTAGTCTCGATGGAATTCGACAATGCTGCTTTCGAGCGCAAGGTCGCAACCACCATCGAGAGTCTTGGACAGTTGCAAAAGGCCCTGGATTTCTCAGGGTCGAAGAAGGGTCTCGAAGATCTTGGTAGTGCAACCAAGGGCTTCAACATGGACACCATTGGTGAAGCGGCAGAGGGTATTGGCAAGAAATTCTTGGCGATGAGCACTATTGCCATTACCGCTCTGGCAAACATCACGTCCAAGGTAATCGACACTGGCATTGCCATGGTCAAGCATATGAGCTTGGACAACATCATCGATGGTTTCCACGAGTACGAGACCAACATCAACTCGATTCAGACAATTATGGCGAACACAGCCAGCAAGGGCACGTCCCTGCAAGATGTGAATACCGCTTTGGATCAGTTGAACGAATATTCTGACAAGACAATCTATAACTTCTCTGAAATGGCCCGCAACATCGGTACCTTCACGGCTGCTGGTGTTGATCTAGACACGTCAGTGGCCTCTATCAAGGGTATCGCCAACGTCGCCGCCATGTCGGGTTCGAACTCCCAGCAGGCTGCCACAGCTATGTACCAGCTCTCGCAGGCCATTGCCACTGGCAGTGTCAAGCTGATGGACTGGAACTCGGTTGTCAATGCTGGTATGGGTGGTGAGGTTTTCCAAAAGGCCCTGTTCGAGACGGGTAAGGCTCTTCATACGATCAAATATGTCCCCATGGGGCAAACGTTCGAGCAGTGGAAGGACGCAGGCAATAGCTTCCGTGGATCCCTCGAGGAGGGGTGGCTTACCGCCGAGGTCTTGACAAATACGCTGCAGGGTTTCACGGGTGACCTTACTGAGGCGCAGCTCATGTCAATGGGCTACACACAGGCTCAAGCCGCCGAGATGATGAAGCTAGGACAGATTGCTTCTGGCGCAGCCACCGAGATCAAGACGTTCTCACAGTTGATGGGAGCTGTCAAGGAATCTATCGGGTCCGGCTGGTCTGAATCCTTCCGCATCATCATCGGCGATTTCGAGGAGGCCAAAGCGCTCTTCACAGACGCTGGTAACGCTATTGGTGAGTTCGTCAAGAAGTCCTCGGATTCTCGTAACGCTCTTTTGCAGAGCTGGAAAGACATGGGTGGTCGTACGGTTCTCATTGAGGGCCTGAAGAGTGCTATTCACGGACTCGGCACCATCCTCAAGCCTATTGGTGAAGCATTCCGGGATATTTTCCCGCCATTGACAGCTGAAAGGTTGTTTGAGCTCACAAACAAGTTCAAAGAGCTCGCAGATAAGATCGCAATCAGTGGTGAAACTGCCAACAAGATCAAGAGCATATTTCATGGTTTCTTCAGCGCTCTTTCTATCGGATGGGAGATCATCAAAGAACTCGCCAGCATGATTGGCAGCTTGATCTCAAGTTTGAGTGGTACTGGTGAAGGTGTTCTCGGATTCGGGGCCAAGATCGGCGACTTCATCGCCAACTTGAAGACCTCTTTGGTCGATGGTGGTGGAATCAAAGACTTTTTCGACGGTCTCGAGGAGACGATTCGACACCCAGTCCAGGCTTTCCAGGATCTCAAAGAGAAGGTCCAAAATTTCCTTTCCAACTACGATTTCGGCAATTTCCAGGGCGTCATCGATCTGATCGTTGATGTTAAAAACAAGATCGTCGATTTCTTTGGAGGCATTGGTGATAGTGAGGCTGGCGGTGTTGCTGGTGCTGCTATCGATCGTCTTGGAGCTAGGTTCGAAGGACTAAGGACGGTCATCGACAAGCTCAAGGATATTTGGGATAAAGTTAAGCCCGCCTTGATGAAGATCGTAGATGTTCTAGATGAGGTGTGGGATGCGATCAAGAAGTGGTTCGGGGAACTCGGAACGAAGATTGCCGAAGCTATTAAACCTGCTGATTTTGATCCTGCTGTCGATGCTGTTAACGTTGGTCTTCTTGGTGGTATCGCTCTTCTCTTGAAGAAGATGCTAGACGAGGGTATCAATTTCGACTGGGGCGGTATCGGAGATTCCATTTCCGGATTGTTCGATGAGCTGGGCAATACTCTCGAGGCCTTCCAGACGAAGCTTAAGGCTGATGCGCTGTTGAAGATCGCTGGAGCTATTGCTCTGTTGACTGCATCTGTCGTGGTACTGTCACTTATCGACTCTGGTGCTCTCACGAAGGCTCTGACGGCTATGACGGTTGGCTTCGGTCAACTGTTGGGCTCGATGTTCCTGTTGAACAAGATCGGCTCTACCGGGTTCTCACTCGGTAACATCGCTGCGTCCCTGCTTATTCTCGCTGGTGCGATTCTTATTCTTGCTTTCGCCGTCAAGATTCTTGGCGACTTGAGCTGGAGTGAACTTGCCACGGGTCTCGTCGGTGTACTGGCCATTATGGTCATGATGGTCGCTACGGCAAAGCTCCTCGAGGGTAGCAGTGGTGGCATGATCAAGGCTGGCATCGGTCTCGGATTCATGGCAACGGCGTTGCTTATCCTAGCTGCAGCTACCAAGATTTTCTCGATGATGGCGTGGGGTGATATCCTACACGGTCTTGGTGGAATCGCTTTGGCGCTTGTCGCCATTGCAGGTGGTATGCAGCTCATGCCAAAGGACATGATGGCTAAGAGCGCTGGTTTGCTTCTCATTGGAGCAGCGTTGAACCTGATCGCTATGGCGATGAAGCAAATGGGCGATCTCTCTTGGGGTGAAATTGCCAAGGGTATGGTCGGAATTGGTGGAGCGTTGGTTGTCATCGCTATCGCCATGAACATGATGCCGAATCTGCTCATGATGGGCGCAGGTCTCGTTCTTGTTGGTGTAGCACTCAAGTTGATCGCTTCGGCGTTGACAACAATGGGTGGTATGTCCTGGGGTGAGATTGCCAAGGGTCTTGTTGCTCTTGCTGGAGGCTTGCTAATCTTGGCAGTGGCTGCATACGCCATGGAAGGAGCTCTTCCTGGAGCAGCTGCCATGATCGTTATGGCTGTTGCTATCAAGTTGATCGCCGGTGTTATCAAGGAACTCGGTCAGCTTTCCTGGGGTGATATCCTCAAGGGTCTTGTCGGTATTGCCGCAGCTCTATTGGTATTTGCCGCTGCTGCAGCTTTGCTCAGCCCCATCATCCCGGCAATGCTGGCTCTTGGCGCTTCCATGCTCCTTCTGGGTGCTGGTTTCGCCTTGATCGGTGTAGGCGCATACATGATCGCCGAAGCCTTCGAAATCATGGCTCGTGCTGGTGAGAAGGGTGCTAAGGGGATTACCGCAGCCCTCGAGGCTATTGGTGGTGCTCTTCCGGCTCTGTTTGTCGGTCTTGGTAAGGGTCTTATTCAGATGATGGAAGTGCTGTTCGCAGCTGCCCCCATCCTCGTCCAGGGACTCATCAAGATTCTTGGCATGCTTCTCGATGGCTTGACCCAACTGATTCCGAAGGTGTTGGTCATCATCGGGCAGCTTATTTCCGGCATTATCGAGCTTATCCGGACGAAGTATCCAGAGCTTATTAATGCAGGCCTCGACCTGCTTCTGTCGTTGCTCAAGGGCATTAGGGATAATATTGGTGAACTTGTCACAGTTGTGGGCGAGATCATCACCAACTTCCTTGATGCGCTGGCTGTACAGATTCCGAGCATCATCACTTCTGTGGTCAACCTATTCACGGAGATCTGGCTTGGTGTTGCTGAAGGACTCGGCAAGATTGCTGGAACCCTTCTGTTCGGTACGGGTATTGCGTTCCTGACCGGTCTTATCGACGGTGTCACGAGCGCTGCTCCTGGACTCACAAGTTGGTTTACTGACTTGGCTGGGAACGTTATATCTTGGATCGGTAACGTGCTCTCGACGCTTTGGCAAAAGGGTACGGATTTCATCACTGGTTTGTTCAGGGGTGTTACCGAGAAAGTTGTGGAAGTTACTACCTGGTTCGGTAATCTGGCTGGTGCTGTTTTCGGTTGGATCGGCAGTGTTGTCAACACTCTTACGAGTAAGGGTACAGACTTCATTTCTGGTTTGATCTCGGGCATCACCTCGAAGGCAACAGAAGTCACCTCTTGGTTCCAAGGGTTGGCGAGCGCTGTCATCGGCTGGATCGGTGATACTGCTAGCACACTCTGGGACAAGGGTTGGGGCCTTATTGACGGCCTCCGCAAGGGTGCAGAGAACGCCTGGAACTCGCTCACAAGCTGGGTGGGAAGTCTGGGCGGTCGTGTTGTCTCTGCTATTGGCAACTTGTCGAACACGTTGTACAACATTGGTAAAGACCTTATTAACGGTCTTTGGAATGGTATGAAAGCCGTGTGGGACAACGTTAGCGGATGGTTGGGTGGTCTTGCCAACAAGATCACTAGCCTGAAGGGACCGCCGGAAAAGGACAAGGTCATTCTTGTGGAGAACGGCATGTTGATCATGCAAGGCTTGCATAAGGGTATGGCATCCGAATGGGAGAATGTTGCCACTTGGTTGAGCAATGTTGACCCTGCCTCGGAGCTTGACAAGAATTTGTCGGATCGTATGGCCGGTGTTATGGCTAATCTTATGAACGAAATCATGTCGCAGTTGAATGACATGGACGAATTCACCCCAACCATTACACCTGTCTTGGATCTCACGCAGGTTCAAGCAGATGCCTCGAAGTTCGCTCAGATGCTTTCTGATAACGGACTCCTTGGCGCAAGTCTGTCTACGACGACTGCAAACGCCATCTCTCAAGCAGAACAGTCCAGAACAGCTCCAACTACCGAAGATGTACAATCTACGGGCCCGCAGGAGATCAAGTTCGAGCAGAATATCTATGCTCCCACCGAATTGTCCACGAATGATATTTACCGAGCAACTAGGAACCAAATTGCCCTGGCGCAGGAGGAGTTGGCAATCCCATGAGAGTCACGAACATTACTTTGAATGCCAACGACGAAGAAGTTGCCGAATTCGCATTTCGTAATCCGAAGAGCACGGGAACGTATGTAGCTAAAGCCATCGTTGGGCTGGATGCTGACGAAATTGTCCCCAAGTTCTACGGATTCTCGTTGAATGGCCAAACCCGATTCTTCGATCGGACCGTCAAGAAGCGAGATGTGGTCATGAGGATCGCTCTCAACCCTCGACGGGTCATCAACGAAACATATTCCGACCTCCGTGAGGAGATCTACAAGGCGATTGCTGCTAATCGCACAGGAGAGGTTGAACTGCATTTTTACTCGGGTGCCACACTCGTGGCGTTGTTGGTTGGTTACTTGACGAAGATCGAAGTGCCACATACGACGAAAACTCCGGAGATGCAGATCACAATCCACTGCGATCAGCCGTTCTTGCGAGCTGTGAACCCTGTGAGGCTGGAGGCGAATCATATCAGTGCTACGAATCCCGTCGTTATCGCTGATAGTTTGTCAACAGCCCCACATGGGTTCAAGTTCGTGATTCGATTCAATGCGGCTGGCGATCGTTTCATCATGCAAGACCAGGAAAACCCAACGTGGAAGTTCGATATTTTCCCTGGAGAACTCAAAGCTGTCTCAGATGAGGTTGACCCGGAAGCAGCGGTTATCACTGGTTTCCAAATCAATGACGAACTGCACTTCTCAAGTGATCTGAATGAGAAGTACCTGAGCCTTGTGCGAAGTGGGGTTACCTATCAACTCGTGGACAAGATCCAGCTTGGATCTATCTGGCCAGTTATTTTTCCAGGGGCTAACAAGTTCTGGATTATCAGTCCAGCGTTCACGTGGGTCGAGATGGAATACTACGCCGCATATTGGGGGGTGTAATGCTAGAAATCTTCAAGTTCAAGGACGTAGGCGGAGGCCCAGTAACTCTGGTTCAAGGCGAAGTCATCAATGGCATCGACGATGCTATGTGGGTCGAGAAGTATCGTTCCCCTGGTGAGTTCAAATTCAAAGGTAACCTGAGTTCTGGGCTTCAGCTGTCCCTGCCAATCGGTTCTCTAATTTCACATACGAACACCGCCGAAGTAATGATGGTCGAAAGCCACAAGATCATCGATGAGAGTGACAAAGACACGACAATCGAAGTGACAGGACGGTCTTTTGATGGCTACCTCGACGAACGAATCATTGGATGGAGTCTCTATTGGCAGTATGCAGGCCAAGCGCTCGCAGCAGCCCCAGTGTACGTTCTTGCAGCAGGGACAAGTTATCAGCAGGCGACCGCTCTCATCAGAGACGGAATCAACACGGCGAGAACGCCGGCTGCTGCAGACGATCGACTCATTAACGTCAACGAGTTCGCAAGAATCACGCTTCCCGGAGTAAATTACCCTGGATATCCTGCTCGAAACATGCGTCGAGAGAGTATGCTCAGAGGTTTGCTCAGTATTCTCGAAATTGACGATTTGGGCATCAGAACGGTTCGTCCAGGCGTCGGAATCACCAATGTAGCCCCAATTGCGGATATTACTCGATTTGTGGTGCATGATGGTATCGATCGTTCGGGAGATGTCGTCTTTTCCTGGGATTTGGGCGATTTGGATGGCGCTGAATACCTCTACACGAGCAAAAAGAACAAAACCGAGGCTGTTATTGTCGGTAGATACCTTGATCAAGTCGCTACATCGACAGAAACCGGCATTAATCGGCGTGAGATGGCTGTAGACGGTTCTGACATCGATAATGTGTTCAACACATATCCTCCAGCCGGTGCAGCCAAGGATCAGGTGCTTGCTGCCATGGCTTTGCGTGGTCAATCGGCTGTGCAAGGCAGTAATGACGTAGAAATCGTCAGTGTGAATGTATCCAAGACTAACCCCCACAGGTATCGTACGGATTATGATATTGGCGATTTGGTGCTTCTAGACGCCAACTATGGCGTTCGAAGGGTTGTTCGAGTGACAGAATACGTTGAAATTGACAATAAGGATGGATCTTCAGGCTATCCTACGTTGTCGATTCTTAATGGAGAGGAGGGTACGTGGAAGGTGAGGAAACGCCTCGGGCAGTAAGAGCTCGTATTTTGAGGAAGATGGAGACGTTCGCCTCGTTCGTATCTCCAACTGTAGCTGCTATATATTTCATTTTATCAGCTTTATTCAGTCTTCGAGCTACAACATTTGTTCTTGGCCTATTGGCTATATCATCCTCTATCGTTGGTACTTTCTTGCTTCTTCAGAAGAAACGTCACCCAGAAGGTATTTACGACGGTCAAATCGTGATTACCGAAAACGAGAACGGTGGAAAGATGTTCTCTATCGAAGTGAACGGCGAGCCCCTTGACATGGAGTTCAAGGACGAAGTTCTCTTCAAGATTCGGCGCATCTCAGATCCGCAGGAATAACTGGGCATATAATGAACCTACAGGAAGGATAAGTATGTGGAGATTCCGTAAAAAGGATGATTCAGCACTTGAAGAGCAAATCACTGCCGTATTGGAAGATATGAAGCAGTATACGCCAACCTCGCCTGAGTACCCGAATTTGTTGGAGTATCTGGAAAGACTGAATTCGCTGAAATCGAAAGAGAAGAGACAGCGTATTACGTCGGACACGATGGCTCTGGTGATCGGCAATCTGGCTGGGATCGCCATTATTGTTGCATACGAACATGCGCATGTGGTGGCTTCGAGAGGGCTGAACTTCGTCATGAAGCCGAATCGAACAGTCATCTGAAGTAGTGAAAGCGTAGGTGTCGTGGAAACACGGCATCTATGTTTTCGCAATTTCTACAAGCAGTGTCATATTTTCAGATCCCAAAAATCCCCGGGGGGAAAATTCCGTATAGGTCTCGCAATTTTAACAAGGCATATAATGAGAACATCTACGGAAAGGTAGAATAATGAAGAAGAAGCTAAATCTTCGGAAGATAACGGAATGTTGCATTCCGCTTATCGGTGGCGCTCTTGGCGCTGGACTAGTGCTGGTTGCGTATAACCTGCTGAACTCTAACAAGTCAGGCTGGGATCTGTATGCACTATCACAAGAACAGCTTCAAAAGTTGATCGATGAGCCGGAAACAACAGTCGTGTTTGAAGAAGCACACGCTATGATTTGTAATAAGGCAAGTTCGGAGTTGTGATCAAAAGCCTAGGACCCATCAAGGGTCTTAGGTTTTCGCAAAATTATCTGGGCATATAATGAGATAAACCCGTCTCTAAACGAATACAGAAGGAGTAAGAATAATGAACGAGGAAAATAGTAAGGAAATGGGTAAGATTAAGAAAGTAAAGAAGCATATCCGGGAACACCGGAAGATTTATACTGTTGCGGCCATTGCGGCTGCAGTAGGAATTGTAATTGGCGCTATCGGCACGTTTGCCGTTCTAGTAGCTAATGGAACTGCGATTTCGAATGACGAAATCAGAGAGCTCGAAAGAGCGGAGTTCAGCGGAATCATTAACCAATATCTGGTTAACAAGAACCGTAATAGTAATATCACGTTCAAGACTATTTCCATTTATGGGAATAACATTGGGCGACCTGGGAATCGAGTCGTTGACTTGGATACCATGAAGGAATACGCAACACAACATTTGGCCGCAATTAGTGCCGAAGTTAGTGATAATGCGATGTCTAGGCATTTGAATGGGGACTATCCCGATCTTAATGGTCGACGATTTGCCCGTGTCATCGATGCAGAATGACATGAAGGGAGAGCCTGCAAGGGCTTTCCTTTTTGCCTCGCAGAAATTACAAGGCATGTAATGAGAGATGAGACTTAGGCATTTGCCGGGTCACTATAGTTTGAACTTAGGCATTTGCCGGGTCACTATAG